CACCATTGGCGATAAAAGCATTTACCTGTATGACCTGCGCCGCATGGATGAAATCATGGAGGCTCTTGATAATCGTTCGTCGATGGATTGGTGTGTTGCTGTCCATGATATGAATGCCGGATTTGATGAAAGGATTTTGTTCCCCTCATCAGTTGAAAGCACTGCGGGTTAAGGAGTAACACATGACCACTATTACCAAAGAACGTATTGAATTGTTCATTAAAAATCCGCTTGAAAACGGGCTTACCCGTGGTGAACAAATGGAACTGGCACGGATTGCGCTGGCATCGCTGGAAGCAGATCCAGTTAAACGAGTTAACTCAGATCAGATGCGCCGAGTCTGCTTAGAAGCTAATCGCCATTTAGATAAATATGACGCGATGGCGAAAGAGGTAAATAAGTTGCTTGGACGCATCGCCCCGCCAGCGCCGGTAGTGCCGGAAGAAGCAACTCCGGAAAACGTAGAAATGCTCTCTGGCTATGTTTCCACGTACAAATTAACCGATAGCGAGCGCGATATTGCTACCGAAATATGGAACGCCTGCCGCGCCGCCATGCTTCAGTCCGGAAACTTTCGGGAAAACAAGAATTCGTCAACCAATAATTTTCGGGAAATCGCGGAAACGTCAACCAACTATCCGGCAATTCCTAGTGAGGTGTTGTCCGCAATCCTGAAGGTTGCCAGGATTCGTGCCGATTTCGATGATTTTGACGGTGACAGGCGAGGTATCGGTGATTGTCTGGATGAGGCTGAGCAAGAGCTTATCGTTACCATTAACAAATATGCCAGTCAGTTGGCAGCAGAACCGATAGCGACTAATGACGTTCGAGAGCAGCAGACAGCCGTTCCGCCAGTTCCGGAAATACAGGATGATGTCGCGCAAGCAATTGAAAATCTCAAGCAGAAGTTAGTGGAATGCAATCGCTATAACTACTGCGCAGATGCAGTTAAAGGCGTAGAGGATGCCTGCCACGCTGCCATGCTTCAGGGTAGCCAACCTGTAAGCCAAACTTACAAGTTGCCAGTTAATACACCTTGCCAAGATGCGCCAGCCCATATCTGGCTGCAAACGGCTGGAGTATGGCCAGAAGATGGCGAGTTAAGCGAATTAACGTGGTGCAGCCACAATCAGCACCATGATGACACGCTATATGTTCGAGCTGACCTTGTGAATGGCAACTCTCCGGTAACTCCGGATGGTTGGATAAGCTGTAGTGAGCGAATGCCGGATACCAAAACAGCCGTTCTTGTTGCCAGGGAGTTTGACAGGAAAGGTGACTGGCGAATGAAATGGGCGACTTACATCCCGGGTCATCCTGACGCTAATGATGGGTGGATAATACCTGGTGCGTCGTGGATACCATCACACTGGATGCCTCTACCAGAACCGCCGCAGGAGGTGCGCCAATGAACTGGCCTGAAGCATTTGCAATTACAGGCGTTGCTATGGCTATAGCTTTTTTAGTATATGTTATTTGTCGGTGGGGGTAAAAACGTTCGCCGGGATTAACACCAAAGGAGGGAATATGTCGGATGATATATCACTGGCAATGGAAGGTGCGCTGGCTGTTGTTGCTGTTGTGGGCGTTTACTGCCTGGTTGTGTTTTTGATGGATCGACTAGGGAACTGAATTCATTACGATATGGGAATTCCCATATCGGGTAAAAACGGTTTGCGGTAAAGCGAGAGTTAAGTAGAATTGCAGCGGGTGCTTGAGGCTATCTGTCTCAGGCATGAACACCAAAAGGCAGATAGAGAAAAGCCCCAGTTAACATTATGCGTCCTGCAAGACGCTTAACATTAATCTGAGGCCCAATCTATGTCTCACAAATGTAGGTTAGCCTCTTACGTGCCGAAAGGCAAGGAGAAGCAGGCTATGAAGCAGCAAAAGGCGATGTTAATCGCCCTGATCGTCATCTGTTTAACCGTCATAGTGACGGCACTGGTAACGAGGAAAGACCTCTGCGAGGTACGAATCCGAACCGGCCAGACGGAGGTCGCTGTCTTCACAGCTTACGAACCTGAGGAGTAAGAGACCAGGCGGGGGAGAATCCCTCGCCACCTCTGATGTGTCAGGCATCCTCAACGCACCCGCACTTAACCCGCTTCGGCGGGTTTTGTTTTTTCCTGGCATTCTGGTTTACAATTCGCACACCAGCCTGAACAACTGGCACCTGCTGCGCCAGCAGAGACAACCGATGGCGCACGATACCAAATTACACAATTCTGATGATTCTGCCGTCTTTGCCAGCAGGCACGGGCGGCGTTCCCGCACTTTCAAATCTGACTGGTTCCAGCATCCCCCATGCACTGAAGAACAGGCCGAGTGGCTAATTCAGTGCTACCGCAGACACGGATACGAGATTAAGAAAGCCCTCAGCCTCGATTATCGTCACTGGATAATCTCCGTCAGGCTTCCTTACTCCGAACGCCCACCGCGTCCGTCCCGCACATTCCAGCAACGCATCTGGAGGTAACGTGCGGGTATTACTTCGACCTGTTCTGGTACCGGAACTCGGGCTGGTGATCGTTAAGCCGGGCCGTGAATCCATGCCGGTATTCCACAATACCCGGGTACTGGTGGAGCCGGAACCGAAAAGCATGCGTAATCTGTCGTCCGGGGTCGTTCCTGCCGTTCGCCAGCCGCTGGCGGAGGATAAATCATTACTGCCATTTTTCAGCGACGAACGAGTGATTCGTGCTGCTGGTGGCGCTGGCGCATTGTCTGACTGGTTACTGCGCCATGTTAAATCCTGCCAGTGGCCACACGGCGATTATCACCACAGTGAAACCGTCATTCACCGTTATGGTACCGGCGCAATGGTGTTGTGCTGGCACTGCGACAACCAGCTGCGCGACCAGACCTCCGAATCACTCGGGCAACTTGCTCACCAAAACCTGTCTGCATGGATGATTGACGTCATACGCCATGCAATGAATGGCTCGCAGGAACGGGAATTATCGCTGGCTGAATTATCCTGGTGGGCGGTCCGCAATCAGGTGGCGGACGCGCTACCGGAAGCGGTATTACGTCGTTCGCTGGGGTTGCGTGCGGAAAAAATCCGCTCAATGTACCGTGAAAGCGACATCGTACCGGGAGAGCAGACCGCCACCAGCATACTGAAGCAGCGCACAAAAAATCTTGCGCCGCTGCCTCACGCCCACCAGCAAAACCCGCCACAGGAAGAGACGGTGGTCAGCATTGCCGTTGATCCTGAGTCTCCGGAATCTTTCATGAAACGACCTAAACGTCGCCGCTGGGTTAACGAGAAATACACACGCTGGGTGAAGACACAGCCGTGTGCGTGTTGTGGTAAGCCAGCCGACGATCCCCATCACCTGATTGGTCATGGTCAGGGCGGAATGGGGACAAAATCTCACGATATTTTCACGCTACCGCTGTGTCGGGAGCATCACAACGAGCTTCATGCGGATCCTCTGGCGTTCGAAGAAAAGTATGCTTCTCAGGTTGATTTAATTTTTCGTTTTCTTGATCACGCCTTTGCAACTGGCGTGCTTGGGTAAAAGAGGTGACTGATGCTCATAGATTTGGTTTTACCTTACCCGCCGACGGTGAACACTTACTGGCGACGCCGTGGCAGCACATATTTTATCTCGGAGGAGGGAAAGCGTTATCGCCGTGATGTGGCGCTTATTGTTCGCCAGCAGCAACTGAAATTAAACCTGTCCGGAAGGCCGGCAATAGAAATTATTGCAGAGCCACCGGATAAGCGCCGTCGTGACCTGGACAATATCCTGAAGGCACCACTGGATGTACTGACGCATGCGGGGCTGCTCATAGACGACGAGCAGTTTGATGAAATTAATATTGTGCGCGGTCAGCTTGTTCCTGGTGGGCGGTTGGGGATAAAAATCACAGAACTGGAGTATGCATGAATAACCAGTATTTACAGTTTGTTCGTGAGCAACTCATGATTGCCACCGCCGATTTGAGTGGATCAACAAAAGGGCAGCTTGAGGCCTGGCAGGAGAATGCCATGTTTGATACAGGGCGTTACAGGCGTAAAAAAATCCGGTACCGCGATGAAGTGACTGGAAAAATGATAACGCGGGATAATCCACCAATCCCGGGAAAGCAATCGCTGGCGAAGGGGGCGTCAATTCCTCTCGTCAGTCCGGTTGAGTTTTTGACATCATCGTGGCGGCGGGCTGTTCTGTCTCTTGAAGAACATCATAAAGCCTGGTTGTTGTGGTGTTACAGCGGGAGTATTTGTTGGGAATATCAGATCGCGATAACGCAGTGGGTGTGGAATGAATTTAAAACCCGGTACGGCACCAGAAAAATTGCAGGGAAAACGCAGGAGCGCGCGAAGAAGTTGATCTGGCTGGCGGCACAGGATGTCAGAGGATGGATTACCGGGTGTGAGGTCTACCAGAGACAGGAGCTTGCCAGACTGTGTGGAGTTAAGCCTGATAACTGGAGCCATAATTATGCGAACTACTGGCGTGAGATGTGCGATATTTTTAAGAGTCTCGATAGAGAATCTGTGATTTGCACCGTGAAAATAAGAGCGCAACAAAAAGCGACTTTTTCACGACGAGATATTGCAAAAGTCAATTAAATAGCGTACGTTTCGTATAAATCTGATATTTTGCCGATTTTGTACGCGATGGCAAAGTAAGAAAAAAACTGCCGTCAGGCGGTTTTTTTTATGCCCAAAATCGCGTCAGTACAGTAAACACGCTGGTGGTTGCGAATACGGGTCTTTCAGCTTGCTGGCTTTTTCGACAAGAGTTATTGGTATGTCACGTTAACCGGAAAAAGGAAAAAGACATGCTAAAACAGCAGGATATGACAGAAACCGCCAGAGTGGTGTTTAATGAATTAAGCGTTACCGAACCGGCGACAGTCGGGGAGATAGCGCAGAATACTTACCTTTCACGCGAACGCTGCCAGTTAATACTGACTCAGCTGGTTATGGCGGGTCTGGCAGACTATCAGTTCGGTTGTTACAGACGCCTTCCGCAGTGAAGGCTTTTTTATTTGTGGTAAATGGGCGGCTGGTGGGTGTTAGGGGCACCCACCAGCCATCTGCTCATGCGTTGGGTTCACAAGCAAACCTCAGGCCCACTGCTTTGCGCAAAAGCAGAATGAGCCTATCAGAGACAGGCTTAATGATCCATGCTTAATACTGTAAAAATATCCAGTTGTGAGTTAATCAACGCCGACTGCCTGGAATTTATCCGGTCGTTACCCGAAAATTCTGTTGACCTGATAGTCACGGACCCGCCGTACTTTAAAGTGAAGCCTGAGGGCTGGGATAACCAGTGGAAGGGCGACGATGATTACCTGAAATGGCTGGACCAGTGTCTGGCGCAGTTCTGGCGGGTGCTGAAACCTGCCGGAAGTCTTTACCTGTTCTGTGGTCATCGCCTGGCATCTGATATCGAAATCATGATGCGTGAACGCTTCAGTGTGCTGAACCATATTATCTGGGCGAAGCCGTCCGGACGCTGGAACGGGTGCAACAAGGAAAGCCTGCGGGCGTATTTCCCCGCCACAGAGCGCATTCTGTTCGCGGAACATTATCAGGGGCCGTATCGCCCGAAAGATGCCGGGTATGAGGCGAAGGGCAGGGCACTGAAACAGCATGTGATGGCCCCGCTGATTTCTTACTTTCGTGATGCGCGCGCTGCCCTGGGGATAACGGCAAAACAGATAGTGGATGCCACAGGAAAGAAAAACATGGTGTCACACTGGTTCAGTGCCAGTCAGTGGCAGCTACCGAACGAAAGCGATTATCTGAAATTACAGTCGCTGTTTGCCCGGGTGGCAGAAGAGAAACATCAGCGGGGAGAACTGGAAAAGTCCCATTACCAACTGGTCAGCACATACAGTGAGCTGAACCGGCAGTATACGGAACTGCAGAGTGAATATAAGCATCTGCGGCGGTATTTTGGCGTGACGGCGCAGGTGCCGTACACGGATGTGTGGACGCATAAACCGGTGCAGTACTATCCAGGGAAACATCCGTGCGAAAAACCGGCAGAAATGCTGCAGCAGATAATCAGCGCAAGTAGTCGTCCTGGTGATCTGGTTGCGGATTTTTTCATGGGGTCGGGTTCAACGGTAAAAGCGGCGATGGCACTGGGGCGTCGTGCGATTGGCGTTGAACTGGAGACCGGACGTTTTGAGCAGACAGTCAGGGAAGTTCAGGATTTAATCGTTTGAAACGGATGAGATTGCAGAATTAATTACGCACCATTATTATTCTGCTCCCGGCCCTTTAGCTCAGTGGTGAGAGCGAGCGACTCATAATCGCCAGGTCGCTGGTTCAAATCCAGCAAGGGCCACCATCACATACCGCCATTAGCTCATCAGGAAAGAGCGCCAGCCTTCGAAGCTGGCTGCGCGGAGTTCGGGTCCCCGAAGGCGGTCCATTATCTGTATCCTGCGTTGTTAGCTCAGCCGGACAGAGCAATTGCCTTCTAAGTAATCGGTCACTGGTTCGAATCCAGTACAACGCGCCACACTTATTTTCCCTGGCTCGCTTTTGCGGGCCTTTTTTTAAATGTCTCACAATTCAGACGGTTGACAGTTGTCTGTTTTGCGGGGAGTTTGTTAAAAGAAACTGGCATGGTGAATCCCCCTGTGCGGAGGGGCAATCAGCGAGTAGGTATATGGGATAATCGCGGATTCAGGTGCTGGTACTGAATTCACCGGGAGGCACCCGGCACCATGCAATGGCACATAGCGCCACTCTCCAGCCCCTCTCCGGAGGGGCTTTCTTATGGACAAAAAAATCCCGCGCTGGGAGACGCGGGCGGCAAGGAATAAACATCAAAACGTGAAGTAATATTTCAGCTGGCGAATAATATCCGACAGTAATCACTCTGCGCAATAGCGCGGCCTTTTTCGTATTGCGGACTGTTGTCTCTCTTCTGCCATTGTCCTGTAACTTCCGGACTTCAGCCCGCTCCTCATTTTACTCACAATATTATCCCGGCCGGGAGGATTCATGGCATTTAAACACTATGATGTTGTCAGGGCGGCGTCGCCGTCAGACCTTGCGGAAAAGCTGACACATAAACTGAAAGAGGGCTGGCAGCCGTTTGGTAGTCCGGTGGCCATAACCCCTTATACCCTGATGCAGGCGATTGCAGCAGAAGGTGATGTGGTCGTCAGTGGTGCAACTGAGCCGGAGTGGTACTACGTCATCGTACTGGCCGGGCAGTCCAATGCCATGGCTTACGGTGAAGGGCTTCCGCTTCCGGATTCATACGATGCGCCGGATCCGCGCATTAAACAGCTGGCGCGCCGCAGTACAGTGACGCCGGGTGGGGCTGCCTGCAGATATAACGATATTATTCCGGCCGACCACTGCCTGCATGATGTGCAGGATATGAGTACGCTGAATCATCCGAAGGCAGACCTGAGCAAAGGGCAGTACGGCTGTGTCGGCCAGGGCTTACATATTGCCAAAAAACTGCTTCCGTATATCCCGAATAACGCGGGGATCCTGCTGGTACCATGCTGTCGTGGTGGTTCGGCATTCACCCAGGGCGCGGAGGGGACATTCAGTGCGGACACGGGGGCCAGCCAGGATTCGGCACGCTGGGGTGTGGGTAAACCGTTATATCAGGACCTGATTGCGCGCACTAAAGCTGCATTACAGAAGAACCCGAAAAATGTGTTGCTGGCGGTGTGCTGGATGCAGGGAGAGTTTGACATGAGCGCCGCCACCTACGCACAGCAACCTGCGCTGTTTACAGCCATGCTGAAGCAGTTTCGTGCTGACCTCACTGTGTTTAACGCGCAGTGTCATGGTGGCAGTGCTGCAGATGTGCCGTGGATTTGTGGTGACACGACGTATTACTGGAAAAATACATACGCTACCCAGTACGACACCGTGTACGGCGGGTATAAAAACAGGGAGAGTGAGGGCGTTTATTTTGTGCCCTTCATGACAGACGGTAACGGCGTCAATACCGCCACTAACGCACCGGCAGAAGATCCGGATATTCCGGCATCAGGATATTACGGTGCGGCATCGAGAACGAATGGAAACCAGGTATCATCAAACCGCCCGACACATTTCAGTTCATGGGCGCGCAGGAGCATTATTCCGGATCGTATGGCAACCGCTATTCTGAACGCAGCCGGGCGCACCTCAGCCTTCATCAGTGGTAAGGCACCGGAAATCAAACCCTCGCCCGGCGTCGACACGCCATCGGGGCCGTCTGAAGATGCATCCGTACGCACAATCTCCCTGTTGCCGACAGCCGGAGAGGCTGCTGCGCAGGGCTGGACCATTAAGGACGGCGGAATTCAGTTGTCGGGTGGTGTATTTAAGATCGCCAAGCAGAGCAATAAAGCCTGGTCCCTGACGCGCCCGGTGGGTGACGCAGTCTCCCTGCTGACACGGGGTGGCAGACTGAGCTGTAAGTTTCGACTGTCAGGCGCACTGACCAACAACCAGTTCGGTCTGGGAATTTATCTGTATACCGATGTAGCGTTACCTGACGTCGTGGCGATGACCGGGACTGGTAACCCGTTCCTGATGTCGTTCTTCACCCAGACCACAGACGGCAAACTGAATCTGATGCATCACAAGAAAGCAGGAAACACAAAGTTGGGCGAGTTCGGGAATTACAGTAACGACTGGCAGACGCTGGAGCTGGTGTTCACCGCCGGCCAGTGCCACGGTTACTCCGAAACTGAATGGAGTGGCTGGCCCGGCATTCCAGGTCATAAAGACAGTCTGACAGTGGGACTAAATGCACTGACGCTGACGGATATTACCAAAAATGCAACGTATGGCGTTGAGATAGAAAGTCTGGTGCTGGAGATAAATGCACCGGCATCATCATAAAAAGTGAGCCAGTCAAGTGGAAGGTATCGTTAAACTCACCGGTAGTGTCAGTGGGTCGTCTGAGACGCCTGCATGAGTTATCAGAGCCATCAGTACTTAACTGGTGGCTTTTTTATTGTTGTCAGCTTCCGGATAACGGGAGACGGGGTATGTACCAGATGGAAAAAATCACAACAGGTGTGTCATACACCACGTCAGCGGTGGGAACGGGCTACTGGTTCCTGCAGTTGCTGGACAGGGTTTCCCCGTCTCAGTGGGCGGCAATAGGCGTGCTGGGGAGTCTGCTGTTTGGGCTGCTGACATATCTGACTAACCTGTATTTCAAAATCAGAGAGGACCGTCGTAAGGCGGCGCGGGGAGAGTAAAGCGATG